GAAAATAGGCGGTACAGGATATTCCCTGAGTACGCTATCAATAAGAAGTGATGCTCTCTTTTTGTCCCACACATACCCTCTCTGAATAGCATTGTCAAAGCGGATAGTTCCATTGTTCATACCCTTTACTATCTGATTAATGTTCCAAGAAATGTTTGCCTTTGTCATAATATTTTCCTCCTAAAAATTCAATATTTATTATAAGCTGATTGTCCAGCCTATACCTTTGTTTTTGATTGTGAACCCATTCTTTTCGTAGAAGTCTTTAAGCTCTTTATTGATAGTTTCCACAGGTTCATTTTTAATTATATGATTGTATATTCTCGCCAATTCAAATGCGAGATAACTTGTAGGAAGATACTTTGTTAATCTTCCGTTGTCGAAAATGTCAATCAAAGCAGATTTAACTTTGAGACAATTTTCTCTCTGCTTCTGAGTCATTGACTTCCTCCTCTTTTTTTCCAAGGAATATTATTGTTCCCAGAAACCACATTATAATTGCTGCTCCGTCCGCTCCTACCTTATGACAGATGCAACCTAATGCTATCAGGAATATTCCCTGTTTAATATTTTCCTTTAAGCGATAGTGCTTCATTTGTTGTCTCCTGTTTTTTTCTTTATTTATAAGTTTAGAGTATCAGCTTTTTGGAGTATATCATACATACGGAGTCTGTCATTTTCAAAGCGTTTTATATACTTGTCTATTGAAATCTTTTCCAAGACCGAACAAATTCCATGATATACCCCCATAGAGTGATAATAGTTTTTGCATACAAGGTCATTATTAAGTCCCTTTTTATTTTTGAGAGCAGACTCCGCATCATTCAATGCGGAATCAAGCAGTTTATTAATTATATTTTCCATTTTTTTATTTTTCATTTTACTCTCCCTTCAAATGCTTTTCAGCACTTCCAACTTCATCTTCCAATCTTTCCAAAGTATAATTAATATCTCTCATGGAAGTAAAGTTGTTTGCTTTAAGTTGTTTATAAAAATGTTTTCCAAATCGCAGACAACGTATGGCATCTGAGATTTTCTCATAGTCAATATCCAAATAATTTCCTGCGAGAATAATCTGCAATGCCTCGTTGCAATGATTAATACGCTCAGTGAACTCTCTAAGCTTTTCCGTATTGTCAAACTTTGCAGCCTCGGCAGCGGAGCGTTCTGCTTTAAGTTTCCGTACTCTGTTATCATAATTATTGACGAGTGACGTATAGCCTGATTTATCAAAGTTATACTTTGATAATGAATCACATACATTGTCATAATACCAATCACCATTTTTGTGATACGGTATCGCATAATAATTCCCATAGTCTATTTTTGTTCTGTATCTTACGGAATAATCCACAACTTTAAGCTCAGACTGTACAGCATATTTCCGTTCCTGTGCAATTATCCAGTAGTGGCAATTCTTGTCTTTTCTTATTTTCTCAAAAGTTCCTTTACCTATTGCAGTATCGAACCAACGCCAGCCACTAACTGACTCATAGCCTTCAATTTCCCCTCTCTGACTCTCAAATTTTCCTCCCTTGATAAGGTGAACGAGATAATTATAGTTTGCATCCCAGCTCTTAGATGACTTGTACATTACAAATATATTGACTTCATCAAGGTCAGGTTTTCCGAACACATTAAGAATAGAGTTGTATGTAAAGTTTCCAGTACACTCTATTATGGTAAATGGCTTCTGAAAGTCCATATCAGCAATAGCGTGAAGTCCCTGTAACGCTTTGCTATTTTCCTTTAACAGATTTGATAATGGTGTATTCATAACATTTCCTCCTCAATCACTTTACGATTTGTTCTTCGGTAATTGTATTATACTACACTATTTGTACTTTGTCAATAGGTTACATTGTACAAATAATGTAGTATTTATTTGTTACTTTTTTCCAATAGCTTTATATTCTATACTTCTTTACAGTCGTGTCATATGACCATATATTCATTTCATCGGCTGCATCCCTAACTTCTGAATACAGCTTTTCAACTTCCTCTATTTTCCCATTGAGGACAGCTATTTTTTCATAGGTATCAGCAATGTATTTGTCAATATCATTGACGATTTTTCCCTTTGCGTTATTGATTATGTCAGAGACTTTTTCCTCTGTCAGTTCTGAATATGTGTTACCCTCTCTGCTATCAATTATCCATACCCAATGGCGGTTATTCTTGTAGTTGAGGTATATTTCTATTCCTCCGAAAGTTCCGTAGTTAATGCTTATGCTGAAAATATACATAACTTCTTTCGGAATAAGGGCGTGAATTTCATCATACAAATTTCCTCTACGCTTTTCCCCGATAGGCTTATTAGCGTACTTGTTTATAATTTCCCTTATCGTTTCCATATTCTCAACTATAAAAGCATTGAACATATTGTATTGGAGAATGTACAGATATTCCTGTTTATGCTTTATTGTATTCTCCATATGAGCGTATTCATCAAGCTGCTTTTTCCAACCGTCTTTATCGGCAAGCCTGTCTTTGATGTCCGTCTTGAACATTTCCTTATTCATGGCATCGGCTTTTTCCTTACTCTCGTTGAGAGAAGTCATAAGCTCTGTATATTCCTTAATCATTTCATTTAACATAATAATTTCCTCCTTATTTTTCATATAACGATAAGTTCCAAGAATTTCCAAGCTCATAATAAAGTCCATACTTTGCAAAGAGCTTTTCAAACTTTTCCTTTTGTATTAACCAAAGGATTTCTGAGCGAATTTCCGTTCTGTCCAGCGATAACAAATGTCATTTCTCTGCATGGGTCAATAACACAATCGAAGTCCAAAATTTCCCATTTATTAGACGTAGTTTTTAGCTCACAATGTAGCCAAGCTCTTGTATTCTGCCATGTTGATATAGTAGAATCCGACTCTCCATCAATTTCATAATAGAAATAGTCATATGTATCAAGAGGCACATTTTCCAAAGCAATGTCAAGAGCTTCGGATTCTCCGAATGTATACTCATTCATATTTCTCACATTGTCCTCATACCTTTTCCAAACACCGACTGCATCAGCAATGTTTTCTTTTCCGTCAGCATTGTAATCGAGATATAAATTATTTTCCCCCCTTAGAAGGTCATTAATAATATTGTCTTTAATTTCCTCGCCGTACCATGATTCATAACCATTAGAAGGTCTTGCGGATGGCGGTGCTGGTAAAATTCCAGTGATTAAACTTGCAATTATAATTCCTTTTAACATAATATTTTTCCTCCTTACTTGACTATATCAATATCATTTGTTGTGATAATGAATATTAAGTTTTCCACTTCTGATAATCTACTTTCAGTATCAGCTTTTCGTTTTTGTCCAATATACTTATTTTCCAGTTCCTTTGTGTAGATTTCTCTACGCTTTTTTAATATTTCCAATACCGTCATAGCTCAATCCTCCTTGACAACCTTTATTACTCTTACTTTCCATTCCGTTCCGCAAATGTTTATGAAGTGACTTCTAAATTTTCCATAAGCCTTACAGAGTTTTGATACATCCCTCCAAACTTTCCGAGTATCTTTAACATCAGAATATTCCTTAATAGCTCCATTGCTAAAATATACTGTTATTCTCATATTGCTGATACCTCCCTTATTCCATTGTACGAAAGTCCCTCGCCATCAGTTCCAGCGTATACTACTTCACATTTTTCCGTGAGATATTTAGTCTGAATTTCTATCATTTTATCAAATTCTTTCTTATTTCCACCGACTTCAATATAGTCCGCTAAGTAATGGTCATAATGACTGCCCTCTCCACAATATTCCCAAGCTTTATGCTGGTCATAGAATGTAGATATTCCACCATACGCAAAGCAACTTTCAAGCATATTTAATGCACTCATTTCCTCATAAAGTTGTTTAGCAGAATCAGACCATTTTTTCCAATTGCCTACATTTCCGTACTGACTGCATATTTCCTCGATAAGATTATCCCTCTGTCTTGATGTACAGCCATTAGGGAATATTTTACTTAATTTGTTTACCATAGTAATTTCCTCCTTTAAAAATTTCCTTATCGTATATGGTAATGGGACTTGCAAGTGCCCATTATACTTTTTCCTATCGTGTTTTACAGCCGTAAACTTTCCTTGCAAAGTGTGGTATGTGGGTATAGCGTGAACTTTCCACAAGTTTTGTGTGAATTTCCTGTTCTGACCGTGAATCACTCCAATTCTCATTCCAACGTGAATAGTAGTTTCTGCCTTTTCCCGTAAGAATCTTGACTTCAAAGTGATTATTTCCGTCATGGTGACTTGCATTGATGTGCATATGACCGTCCTCGTCATAGATTTCCACATAGTCGCAGTCAGACCAGCACTTATGAAGTTCGTTATATGATATAACTTTTCCAGCAGAGTATGTGCCATTCCATCTGCCTACAGTTCCGATGACAAGAATTTCCTTACCCTCAAAGAAGTTTTCCAGTTCGCTTGTAACACTTTCCCAGTCCATCTGTTCATTGAATGACATTTCATCCCACACTTCACTGTCTGGAATATCGTCAATAGTTTCCCAGCCGTTGTCCTCGCCTCTATCTTCCAGCAAGAACTCTCTTGTTGCTTTTTCCCTGTCACTGTCATAATAGTTTGAGAATATAATATTTTTCATTTACTTTTCCTCCTCGCAAAGTTCCTTATGTGCATCATAGCTTGATATACGTTTGAGTTCCACTGTAATATATTCTCCGTCAGAAGATATTTCCAGTCTGTACAAACGGATATATTCATAGTATCTATTTTCCGAAAGTCGTGACTTGACAAAAGTTTTTCCATCAACACCATTATCACGATAACCGAGATAGAACACTTTATTTTCCGCACCCGTGATAGCACACTCTATCCGCTTTAAGTCTATGAATACATCGCTTGCATAGTATTCACATACAATTGCAGCGTGAATAAGTTCCGAAAAGATAGAGCTATAGTTCAGACAGCCTATCTGAGCTTTTTCCGTGATTGGTTTAGAGTTTATGTGTAACATATTATTTTCCTCCTGTCATATCATATCGTATATTTTCCATTTCTTTTTTGATTTCATTAAGATATATTCTTATTTTATCATTTTCGGAGGAATTACTCATACGCTGTATAATATCAGCCTGTACGGATACACGCATAGCCAAATCACAAAAACGCATATATCTATTCCAGTGAATTTTGTTCCATTTCATTTTCTTCTGACGTTTATTCATAGTTATTTTCCTCCCTTAAACCAAGGATTATCCGCACAATTACAGGTTGACATAGCAATTGCATATATACGGTCAGTCCACCTTCTGTTTGTTATAATTTTTCCATTATTATTACGGTAATGTGAATATATCCACGATACGCATTTTTTAAGGTCATAGTCCTCATAAACAATAGCCTGTTTTCCAAAACGCTTGCTATCAGCTTTGACCACAAAGGAATTTCCAGTGTTGAATATATGAAAATTTCTATACATAGCTTTTTCCTCACATTCTGATACATTCATCGAGATAGACGGTATATCCGTGGTATCTAAAATACGCACGTTCTCCGTAATGAACTTTAGCCTTATGGTATGTGGGTTTTCCGTTCCAAGCTCCAGCGACAAAGTACACATAATCATCTATGCCGTACTCTATGTGCTTAATTTCCAGTCCGTTGCAGCCACTCCAATAAGCTATGGACTTATTATTTGTGCAAATTTCCTTTTTAGTTGGCATAGTTTATCCCTCCTTGATGATTGAACAAATACAGCCATTGACGATACATAAGTCACCAATGACATAGTTTTTCCGTGTATGAATTTTGGCAGTCCAGCCATAGTCAACGCATTTGACAGTATAGATTTTTTCCATAGTTCAGTCCTCCCTCAGAATGTAAAGTCAGTGTATACCTCAGTTTTTCCGCTGAGATAACGTGTATAGCTTATATCATCAAAACGACCGCACTCATATTTCTTTTCAGTGCGGTCATATTCTCCACGGATAAAGACTTGCTTTTCCGTTGGATTTTCTATAGGTTTAAGGGTAAAGTATTCCCCTATTTTTAGGTCTTTGATTAACATGGACGTTTTTCCTCCCATATTCTCAGTTCATTTTCCACATATTCATAGTGGTCGAGTGCAGCCCAATCCAAGAAGATAGGTGCAAATTCAGCTTTTCCAAGCCATTTTAAGTTATTGTTATGGTCATAGTATGCTACTATCTGATTAGGCTTGATAGTACCATTTTCCAAACCTTTATCGAGAAAATTTCCGATTGTTATTTTCATAGTTCAGCCCTCCTGTGAAATTTTAGTCATACGTTTTACAGCATTTCCAATACGACAATACCATGGTGTTATCTGCTGCCAAAATCCGCACTTTTCCACTTTCACAAATACGGCATAGTTATCACCAAGAAATCTGTCATTGTACCATACGTCAGAATTTCCATTCTGAGAGCCTATCTTGTACTGTTTTCCAGTAGGTGTTGTAACTCCGCTAACTATTCCCAAAGGGATATTTTTAGAGTTGTAGAGTTTTCCAGTTTCAACATCAAGTCTAATTCCAGCAGCTCTAAGGCGTTCTTTTTCCTCAGAAATTTCCTCAGTTGTAAGACGTTTAAAGCCTCTTAAATATCCAGTTTTAGTCATAGTATTAGCCTCCCAAAAAGATATTAAGCACCTGTCTACTTTGGATATGACAGAGTAGCTTTAAGGCTTGCAGAAAATTCCACAAGCCTCCATCAGCGTTATGCTTTTTTGAAAATGTAGGCGGTCTTGAATAGTATTGCACATTATTTGCAAAATTCCAACTTAAACAGCTTACATTTTCCTTGACGTTGTAATGGTATGGTGGTAAAAAGAGTGCAAAGAAAGGTAAATTTTCCCTTAGATTGAACCACGTTTCACCTATCCAATACCGCAAAGAGTATTTGTGTGTCATAAAGTTTCCCACCACCTTTTACCGCCTCCGTTGATACCGAAAGTGTCACAAAATGAATTTATATGTCTCATAGTTGTGGCAGAATATCCATCCCACAACTTTTCCAGTTTACCGTCAGAAGTAAGACGGAGAACGGGAGTTGTATAGCTGATTAGAGTTTTATCCCCATTTTCAGCCATAACAACACGGGCTTTACCGTAAAAACTTTTATGAGAATCTGTTGGACGCAGTTCAACAATATTGCCATTTACTAACATAATATTAGCCTCCTAAAATTAGATTTATACAGTTAGTCACGGGCTTGTAACCGTCTGACTGGCTGCATTAAGGGCGTATAATACACCCCTACTCTGCATTATTAGCTATATGATTTGTACTTTGTGATTATACAAAATTAAAGTCTGAATTGACCTTTTCAAGAGCGACTGATTCTTGATTAAATGCCTGTTTTAAGACTATAGCAAGCCTCTTGATTTTTTCGAGTTCACTTCCAGTTATTTCAATACGGAGTGTAGGCTCATTAACGATAGTACCATCATCATGAGTATAGATACCCATAGCCTCAGTTATAGTGCCATAGCCTACAATATCAGTAACCAGATTTGAGGCTATTTTGAACGCATTGAGAGTGCTTATCTCTTGTGCTTTGCTGTCTTTATCGAACAGTCCTAAAAAAAGTATAAATTTTGTCATAATAATGACCTCCTAAAATTAGAATTATGGTTGCACTTTTCAGCGGATTTACGCTAAATTGTACATATAGCGGTATCAGAATCAGCTCTAATACCGCTTGACAAAATGCTATAATTTGAGTATAATTATAGCATAGAATTATTGTAATTAGTAGTCCGTACAAATTTTTTACCGCAATACGGCTCACGCCTTAACGCCTCTTTACAGAGTCGGGACTACCTAAAAATTTTTCAAAAAGTCCCTTTATTCAGCTATTTTTCGGTATTAGCTATTTTATTTCACCGTCTATGTTTTAAGGTAATACCGCACAAAATTAGTGTTATTGTACAGTAAGAACATAGTACCTATTGACAACATCAACTTTGTCACGCTGTACAGATTATACAGAAGAGATATTGCACTGTTACGGCACTGTTTATTTTGCGTGGACTGCTCCACGGTATAAGCGTTGAAACTTTTTCAAGTCGCTTATAGCGGAAAATTGTTTATTTTCGGCTGCTATACTTTGGCAATAGCTGCCTGCCATGTTATTAGGCACGTTGGCACACGCCCCGTACACTTGCATTATAACTAACGGTGTACGTCCCTATGATATACCGTAATACCACAAAATTTGCGGCGTTAACTGAATTCTTTTAGCGTCCCGTATCAAGTCGGGACGTTGGAGCTTTTTGTTGCTCCGTGTTTTGTTTACAATGCTATTATACTACATGATTTTTACTTTGTCAACGATTTTTGAAAAGTTTTTTAGTTTTGGATGGTTGCACAAAAAACTTTAGTGTGTTAAATTGAATAATTGTGCAATAAGCAATAAGATTTTAGTGTATTAAAGTGTTTGTGTGAATACAGTTTGTAATATTATATTTGTTTTATACTGTTCGTCATAGTATGAGTAGTATACTATTATAATATAAAAGAGACGTGTTGTGCATATTATACAATGAGAAGTAAATATTTTTGTGCAGTTTTTAATGAGTTTTCAACAATTGGCTGTCTGAGCTGAGAAAAACGGCTATTTTTTGACTTTTTTTGAAGTGCCATAAATGGCTATATATAGGGAAAAAATAAACATTTTTTGAGCGTTTTTTTCAAGTCTGATTTTGAGCAGTTTTTTATGTTTTATTATTTAATTAATAGTGAATATTTTTGCATTTTTATGAATATTTGTTATGTGTATATTGATTTTTGGCTATTTATAGGGATTTATTGAGCGTTTTGTATATGAATATTCATGTTTATTATTGTTATGTGTTGCAATTGCAACAAAATAATTAAAGGGAGTTAATCTTTTAAGTATAAATTTAATTAAAGCATTAGATAAATTAATCTTAATCGTTTAATTATATAATAACTTAATTAAGCTGCATTTAAGCTCTTAAATTAAGTGCTTAAATAATCAATGTTTAATTAATTTTTCACTTAAATGATTACCATCAAATAGAACAGTCGTTCTTTTTATTAAATATCTTAATTACTTAAAATGAACAAAACGGAAATTAAACGGCGGTAAATAGGCAAATACGGCACTTTGTAAAAATTATATACGGGGTATGTTTACATTTTAAATCAAATTTCGCTGCCGGAATACTGGGTAAGGTGTTCTACTCCATTCACACCAGCTCACACCAATTCACACCAATTTACCCCAACTCATACCACACCACATCACTCCATTATCCCTACATCTCCCTATATTAATTATCATTCACTTCCCAATATATAGCCATAAACTAATTATTAAAATATCGCATAAATAATCATATCAGATTTTCAAATCCTTAATAAATCCCAATAATACGCTAAAAAATAGAAAAGCAATATACACTCTAATAACAGATATATAAGATAATTAAATTAGGAAAAGGGGTTTGGGGAAAGGGCAAAGGTCAACTGAGCGTAGCGAAGTTTACCGTCCCTGTCCCCAATATAGTAAATATTAAATATTAAATAGTAAATATTAAATTATAATTCTATAACTCTATAATATATCCCCCTATCTCACTCGCTACGCTCGTTCGTCCCCCAGAGGGGGATTTTATTTTTTTATTTTTTCTCTTGACAAAGTATAAATATTATGATATAATAGGATTAGTACACAGGTGAGCTATTTTTATATTTGTTCATTGTATAAATCATATAGATTGAATAAATCATATAGTTCAAGTGTCTGTACCCTTGGCAAGCGTATGGGGTTTACTAAATCTAAAAGAACGGATTTTTCAAAAAACGCCAGTTTAGCCCGATTTTTCGGGAAAAACTGCAAATTGGGTGAGGTCGCAAAATGGCGAAAAACACCCCCAAAAAGGTCGCAAAATGGCGAAAACCAAAATTGAAAGGAATGATGCAATGGAACGTGTCAAAGCGATTATTAATGACAAAGGCGAAGTTAAAAAACCTCCAGAGAATAGCGTTGTTACTTGTTTTTCGGAAGAAGAATACAACAGCCGCAAGAACTATGGACGAAAACATTATGCCATTAAGCAACAGGACGAGAGTGATTATGACAGTAGTATAAGTGAAGGAGGGAGTTATGTGTGGCATTACTTTATACCATCCGAGCGTTCGTTTGATAATCTGAACAACCCAACTATAAGCAGATTGGTTTATTTGGCAACCTACGTCAATAAGGACAATTACATAGCTTATGACAATGGACAACTTCTATCAAGGGGACAATTGCAATCGTTATTAAAACTTGGAGACACTTCTTTTAAGTCATTCCTTAGAGAAGCCAAGAGATACAATTACCTTATAGAAGATGAACAAGGATTTCAAATTAACTCTAATATATTTGGCAAAGGTAAATTACAGAAAGCCAAAGACCAAAGAGCAGCCAAGTTGTTTATATACTCAACTCGTTTCTTGTATGAACACGCCACGATTGATTCTCATAAAACGTTAGCTTATATGTATATGATACTCCCTTATGTTAATTTGACCTATAATGTGCTTTGCGAAAACCCTTGGGAAACTGATAAAGCAAAAATTACAAAGATGTCGGTTGATACGCTATGTGCTAAACTTGGATTGAATATCTCTCACTCGAAGCGATTTGTCAATCAGTTATTAAAGATTCAGTACCCAGATAAGAACGGAGATAACCGAGGGGTGTTGGTCGCAGTCAGAGCAGCCAAGAACGATGTTATCAAAGAATACCTGTGTGTTAATCCTGCACTGTATAGTATATATGCTAATAAGGAAAAGATAGCACAGGCAACCGGAATCGAAGATATATTTCTTATTAAGGAGGTGAACGATAATGACTAAGGATTACATAAACTACATCCAGACTACAGATTATACAGATTCTACTGTCATAGACAATCAAGAAAGCTCAGACGAGTTCTATGGTCATCCGGACTACAAGCAGTATGTAGATGATTGGTGCTAATCTATCAATGTATAAATCATATAGCTGAGGAGAGATAGAAATGACAAATCTAAGCAGATGGGCTTCTACTTTCGACAATAAAACTCGATGTTTATATCAGCTCGAAAGCAGCAACGATACAACGGGGGTTGTATATGACCAAGACAAGAATAGGCAATGGCGTACCTTGCTACAATTGGACTACACCTGTATATCACGTTTGGATAGATGACAAATGGGAATTGACGACACAGTGTATGCACGATGCCTATGCTTTCTATGAAAGGAGATTACATAAATGACACGAGAACAGATATGTAGCCAGCAGATACATTGTTTGAGCTGTCCCTTATCGGTTGTACGAACCGATAAGGACTGTAGGACATTAACTCTTGAAGAAATAAAAAAGGAAGTGAAGAAAAATGACAATACACAAAATGCTTGAAATACTTGCAATGGGTACTCCTAATGGTTCTGCCTTAAAAGAACTTGCAGAATATTATGGTTGTGAGGATTATGACTTATCACCTATCAGCGATACTATGGCAGACAGATGGATTGAAAGAAAAGAAGTATTTAAGGATAGAGGAACAATGGTATAATGTGCATTTCACATTAACATTCACTATGATTTTGTGATATAGGAGGAATTAAATAAATTGAATAGCAAACGTAAACACATATGTGGCGTATATTCAATCACAAATAATATTAACGAGAAGTGTTATATCGGACAAAGTATAGATGTCTATTCTCGTTGGCTTAGTCATAAAAACCCTAAACAATGGCAGGCTGAAAAAAGTAAAGCATTATATCGAGCGTTTCGTAAATATGGTGTTGAAAACTTTACCTTTAGAATAATTGAGGAATGTCCAAGAGAACAACTTGATAGTCGTGAAAAATTCTGGATTTCTTATTACGATTCTTATAAGAATGGATATAATATGAACGAAGGTGGACAGGGACAAAATCGAAATTATCATCGTAGGTGGTTACATAGACGTAAAAACGAATTTGCTCGAAGGCTTGATATGTTTATAGGTGATTCCGAAAAGGAGTTCCCAGACATACAAAGTGTATTTGCAGAAATGAGAATGGCTGTTTGCCCAGATGTTTATAACTTGGATGATATTGAGGATGATTGTATTCGTGAAGAAATTGACGGGTATGATACGATGATGCGTGTGCTTTGTGATGGTTATGATAGTTACGAACAATGGGCTGAATGTACTTTTATATAAAAAAACAGAGGTGACAAAAATGGACAAGAATAAATATAATAGCGTATATATACTTAGTGTCGAAGCAAAAGACCTTTATGCTGCAAAAAAATATGTCAATCCAATACTCGATGAACAAACAAATAATATTATTGGATATGTTAATATGAACCTTAAACATTGGAAGAATACACTTGATTTTAGCCTTGACCTTGTTAAACTCCGTGAAGTAGCATATAAACATTATCGTAATAGAAAATCTTTTTTCTTTGATAAAGATTTGAATAAGGAATTTACTCAACGTGTAATAAACGTAGACTTTAATTTAGCGTACAAAGAATGGAATCGTCATGGTGACATTTATATTCGTAACGGCTATGGAATGGCTGACATAAAAAGTGTGGGTAAATTTGGAGATAGAACGTTTTACAAGGATGGTATTTGCATTGGTATTAAAGTAGGAAATATAACAGACGAAGATAATAATGTTGTATGGGAAAACATTCCAAAATACTTTAAGTATGAAAAAGAAAACAAAGTAATTAAAGTTGATAAAACGATTCCTACGCTTATGAGCAGAAGCGAACTTAGGCACGACCTTTATGAAAACGGCTTTATATGTAATGGCATAAAGTATGTTAGATATAAGCGTTCTTCTGGAAGTAGTAGGGTGGGTAAATGTTTGTTTATTGACGAGGAACTTTATCCTGTTATGCATGAATGGGAACTATGCGGTCTTAATATCAGAGAGGGAGATAAGATAGACCTTGCTGCATTTGAAGCGTACATTTCATTACCATCAAGTAGTTGCATTGATACTCTTGAAATAAAACCAGAGAACATTCTTGTTATAGACGATTTTGAGTCTGTGTTTGAAGATGATGTTGTAGCAGTCTATGGCGAAGGAGAAAACTTTGTGGCTAAAGAAGAACGTGCTACAATTAGGAACAGTATTTGGGATGGACAGAGCCTACTTGACATCAGTATGTATAGCGAGTATTATACAGACAAAACTATGTTGCTTCTTAGAAACAGATTCTTTAAAAGTGCTTGCTTTAAGACTAAGATACAGGATTGGTTTAGAGACAATAATATTACTGACGTATCTCAGCTTAAAGGTTATACCAGAGCAACCTGCATAGAGGATATTAAACTTATTACTACTCCGTCCAGTATTAAGTATGTAAAGTTTGGCACAATTGAGCAATGGCTTGACAATCTCTATCCGACTTTCGGGATAGTGAAGTACGAAAAGCCAACTAAGTATCTTGACGGTAGAATGGTTCAGTGTCACTATCAACTCTTAAATTCATTGCAGTTGACCAGAGAGGATATACAAGAATTGATACAACCCAATTTCGACTATCTTAATCTAATTCGTAAAGACCCAGCCGTCATGAGGTATCATTTGAAATACCCATATTCATTAGCTGACAATGATGAACCTTGTTATACGAGAGATGAAGTTGTTATGAAAGTAATGGGAATGAATAGTAAGTTCGTAGACACGAAACTTTATAATGAGTTTCGCAGAAAACTTACCGAATCTATTCTCAAAGAATATCGTAAGGGTCATATCTGGGTTAGTGGCAATTACGAGACTCTTATAGGCAATGGAGTGGAAATGCTTCAATCAGCAATCGGAATATTTAACGGGGAAAGCGTTCTTGGTGTAGGTAATGTACATACTAAGAGATTTGATTATGGTACAACAATTCTCGGAACTCGTTCACCACATATTAATTCAGGAGATGTTTTGCTTGCCAATAACGTAGAGAGTGATATAATAGACAGATACTTTGTGTCGAGCAGCGAGGTTGTTCATATTAATAGTATTGGCGAAAATATACTTCAACGCTTACAAGGAGCAGATTTTGATAGTGACTCTATTCTTCTTACCGACAATCAAATACTTATTAATGCCGCTCGAAAAAACTATCATACATTCAAAGTGCCTACGAGTTTCATAGAAGCTAAAAAGATTCAATGGACATATGATAGTAATTCAAAAGCCAAGCTGGACATTAACACAAGTGTAAACCTAATAGGTCAAATCGTTAATCTTTCACAGTATCTCAATTCGGTTATGTGGGAACGTATATACAATGATGTGAGTGATGGCGTAAGCAATGAAATTGCTATAAAAAATCAATCTGCGTTATATAATGACATTTGTATTTTGTCGAGTGCTTCGGGTGCGGAGATAGATAAAGCTAAAAAAACGTTTGATGTAAATACTTCAAAAATGCTCAATATGCTTAAAGAACGGTATGGTGTTTATACAAAAGTCAATGGCAAGGACAAGTTTACAAAACCACTATTTTTCAAGAATATTACAATTAACAATGGATATTCTCTTAATCCCAATCATTACTTTAGAGCGTTTGAGACATCTATGGATTATTTACAAAAAGCGATTAATGGATTTAGAGCAGACAAAATTAAAGTCAAGAATTTACCGTTTTGTGAAATAATCAAGCCCATTGATATTGATTGGAATAAAGTTGGCACAACTCAATATATAAAAGTAAATCAGGTAATAGATAGTATTAAAGAGTGTCGAAATCAAATTAGGCAATTGTACTCTGATTATAGTACCAAATCAAAAGATGAAAAAATAATAATTACAAATGAGGTCAACTTGGTTCGTAATAAATGCGTAGATATAATTTCAAGTAAAAGATATATTGACGTTGAATTATATTTGCTTCTTAAAGAAATAGATAAAAACAAAAATGCTGGATATTCAAGAACTATATTTGACATTTTGTTCTCTACAGGAAACGCAGACCTCTATAACATGATAAGAGATACGTCCGATGGCATTTACAAAATTACAAAGAAAACAAATGATAATTGTGTAGTGCTTTTTGAGAATTTATATTTCAAACAAAAAATAGGCTAAAATCGCCAAGTGTTAATATATATAACTTTAAAAAACCGCTATATATAGCGGTTTTCTTGTTTTAAGATAGTACCCAATATGGAGAGATATACTTCCCCTTTATATCATATCACATAATTGCTGTAAAGTCAATAGATGTGGTAAATAATTTTGAAAGTAGTGAATAAAAAAATGATTAAAGTTACCAAAGCACAGGCTGAGTACATAAGAAAAAAACTTAATGATAACAGAGTAGAACTTCCTGTTGTTAGGACAATGGCTTGGAAATCTAAGAGGCATAATTATTATGCTTGTGAAGATACCAGTATAATCGAACTTATAAACGAGTTTAATTCTAATTTAGTTGTAACAGAGACTTACGGCACAATTGGTTAATATCCTTTGTTTTCAAAGGGCGGTTGGATAACCGTATCAAATTATAAAGGTGGAAATGGCTATGGCAAAGAAGAAGCCAGAAACAAAAATAGAAGAAACAAGTAACGAACTCGAAGCAGCCAATGGTGAGCCGAATACTGGATATGGTATGCAAACCGTTATGAGTATAGGTCTTGCAGAACGGCTTCAAATTGAAGATATGCACGATAGAGTTCTTTATCTTGATGGCGAGGTTAATGATGATATTCTTCGTACAATTATTATGCAAATATGCAAGATAAATGGAGAAGATTACGGAAAACCAACTAACAAAAGGAAACCTATAACTCTTATTGTTAATTGTTGCGGTGGCAATACGATGATTGGAATGGCACTTGTCAATACTATTCAGAACTCTACTACTCCCGTTATTGGTGTATGTCTTGGGGTTTGTGCTTCAATGGCGTTTGGAATTTATGCAGTTTGTCATAAAAGAATGTCTGTTCCCGATGCTGTATTTATGGTTCATGATGGATATGAGTTTTGTCCGTGGACAACTGCAACTAAGGCACAGGATTGGGCTAAATTCTCGCCTCGCCTTACTGAGAGATATAATAAAGCAATTGCATCCAGAACAAAGTTTACAGTAAAGGAACTTACGGAGATAATGCCACATGACACTTGGTTCTTTGCAGATGACCTTGTTGAAATGAACATGGTTGATAGTATTATAGGCAAGGATATTGACCTTGAAACTATTTTTTCATTTATTAGTGATGGTGAATGTAATTGTGGCTGTGAGGAACAAGTATGACAAAGAAAAACGATAAAGTAAAAATTGAAATGGTTGGCAAATCAGCAGATGGTGTAACTGGTTCAATGTATTATATTACTTTTAACGACAAACAAATCTTATTAGATGCTGGCTTGTATCAAACAAGTGGAGATGATATTCTCAAACAGTACAAGGTCAATCATAGAAATTACAAAGTTCCTTTTTCTAATCTTAATGCTGTGGTTATCAGTCATTTTCATACAGACCATTGTGGGCTTATCCCCTACTTGTTTGCTCGTGGTTATCGTGGTAGTGTTTATGTTCCTAAAGGCAATAAACCACTTGCTCGTGTTATGTGGGAAGATAGCCTTAAAATATTTGAGAGCGATTGTATAAAACTTGAAAGGCGATATGGAATCAACACAGCTCCATTATACACACAGAAAGATATTGAAATTGCTCTTGAACATTTAGTTGAATTACCATTTGGCAAGACCACTTTTTTATTTGATGACCTTGCTATAAAGTATTACCACGCAAGCCATATAATAAATGCAGCACAAGTGCATTTAACATTTAGGTTGGGAGAGACAATTAAAACACTTGGGTTTACAGGCGATATAGGTTCGGATATTAAAAAGGATTATCTTTTACCGTATGAACGACTCCCCTACTGTGATGTATTACTGGCTGAGTGTACTTATGGTGGTAGTCACAAGACACATAAGCAGAAAGACAGAGACAAAGACCTTGAAAAAATAAAGTGTGTGGTCGACCAGTGCTGTCAACACGACACTCAAAAGGTTTTATTTGGCTCGTTCTCACTCAATAGATTACAGGATATTCTAACAACACTGTATAAGATATATGGCGATGATGAAACGTTTGCAACGCCCATAATAATTGACGCACCACTTGGTATGAAAATATCTGCCTTATGGGATGGGATTATAGAGAAAGATTATGACCTGTGGAAGAAAGTGTCGGCATGGAAGAACATCGTGTGGGTTAATACTTACGAAGAATCTCAGGAGTGGCAAAAGCTAAAAACTTCTCAGGTAATTATTAGTACATCAAATTTTTTAAAGAACGGACGAGTAGTTTCTTGGCTTAAATCTATATTGCCAAATGAGAACGCTCGTGTGATGCTGTGCGGTTACGCTGGTGATGAAGATAGCGTTGCCTATCAAATTCAGCATAGTAAGAAGTGGGTGACAATAGATGGTGAGCGTGTGAGAAGCAGAGCTAATATAATACAGCTTACATCATTTTCAAGTCATGCTTGTAGAAGTGAATTATTACAGAGATATACCAATGCACAGTATAACAAAATTTACCTTGTTCATTCTGAGGGCAATGGCAAACAGGAATTTGCAAAAATGCTCCGTGACAATTTAAGTAAGGCAGATAGGAGTGCAAAGGTTCACACGCCAGTAATGGGCGATAAGATAAGTTTTTAAAAAAATGCGATTATGTGGAAAAGGAGAGAAATAAATATGGCGAAATCAAGTATCGTAGAAAAGAACGCAATAACCATAAAGGGTATACTTGGTATTAATGACAATATAATTGTTGTTGAACTTGAAGATGGACAGGCAGTTGAACTTGCATCTATTCTCAGTCATTTTGATGGTGCTGATGTAACAATCAGTGTTTCAAATACTGTAGAGAGATAATGGGGAGGAATTTTTATAAAAGACAAGTTTACTAAAGAGCAACTTCGAGCTATCTATGAAGTTTGTTCTAAAAAAGAATTTTATAAAGATTGGAACGAAGTAGCTGATATACTTAATAAGCGTTTCGGAACTGAATATTCTGAGAGCTGTTTTAGAAAGGCGTGGCAATATTTCGACAGAATGTATTCTGCTTGTAAGGATATATTCACATCAAGCAATGATGCTTGTAAGGAATTGGAAATTAAGAGTCGTGAGCTTCGCAAAGAACGAATGAAGTTACAGACTGCAAACTTAGAGCGAAATCGTCTTGACCGAAATGAAGCAAGACAGGAACTTTATTATGAGCAGATAGGTTCTTTGTGCCAGACTTTGCCTGTACCAGAGTTCGTTCCCTATTGTGGTGACACAAAGAATGGTATAACCTATGTGGTTGCGATAAGCGACCAGCATTATGGAGCTACATTTGAAAGTGAACGAAATGCATATTCGCCAGATATTTTTAAGGAAAGACTTGAATATTTAACTGGTAAATTAATTTCATTTATCACAAACAAAAGGGTGAACAAGCTGGTTGTAACTTCTCTGGGGGACAGCCTACAGGGTATTCTCAGAATGTCTGACCTTGCAATAAACGATACTGCTGTTGTTAAAGCGGTTGTTGATTATAGCAGATTAATTGCTCAGTTTCTAAATGAGCTTTCTCAATATGCTGATATATCTTATTATCACGTTCCTACTGCTAATCATACTCAGATTAGACCTTTAAACAGCAAGGCGAGCGAAATAGCTACTGAGGATTTGGAATATGTTATTGGTAACTATATTAAAGATATACTTACAAGCAATCCAAGAGTAACTGTTAATCTTGCTGACAACGGTAAACAGTATATAAAAATCGAAGATGTATTTGGGTTTGACGTTTATGCTTTGCACGGACATCAAATAAAGAACCCAGAGGGTGTAATTAGTAATTTGAATACCCTTATTAATTCAAATGTTGATGCTGTTCTCATGGGGCATTATCACGGTGGTAAAGAGACTACAGTTGGAGAAGGGGTTACACATGATTACGAGGTTTTAATAGCTCCATCGTTTATTGGTTCTGACCCATACTCGGATAGTTTATTTACTGGTTCAAAAGGAGCTGTAAAGATTTATGGCTTTGATGAACTTTATGGTCATACAGAGTCTTATAAAATAATATTAAATTAGGGTGGTGATTGATATGACCATATCAGAATCTATGTGCAAAGAGTACAATGAGTATAATGAACTTATATCTGAATTTGTACGTTCTGCAATGGAAAACGGTTCTGTTTTTCTTATAGTGAATTGGCAGGATGCACTTGGCGTGTGTCAGTTGCTTAATACTTTTACCATTAATGGCAAAAGTGTTGTTATGAAGCGTGAGTTTGCGGACGAAGCGTATGCTGAAATTGAAGAAGTCAAACAGTATGACGGCAATATGCTGATTACTTTGTTTGATGACGGAGAAATGATTTGCGAAAAGGCTTTAAGTGACGAGTCTGCGTATGTGGATGACGGTGTGTATTTTGTGGAATATAGTGCAAAGGATTTTGTTTTACCTTTACACGCAAAGGTTGTGCCGTTTAAAATTAAAACTCAGATTTTTGAGAATGTATTTTGACTTTAAGTCGGCAATAGTCGACTAAAATAAAGTTCTTCCCAAAAGAGAGGGAAGTGAAATATATCTGTACACCCCGAAAGGGGTGATGAGTGATGAGCTTGGCAGTAAAGCGTTGTTACAGAGGATAGCAAAGTATTCAGTGCAAATCTGGAATCACTCACCAACGTACCTACCACGCCTCTGTTGCAAGCGTACCACGGTAGGTCTTTTAAGACACAGCTCTTTACGAGCACTTTATGATGTTGAAAGGTTGTCAAGGCTTGCTTTGATAATCAATAATCAATGAGCCTTGCAAGCCTCTGTTATGCCTACAAGCTGACTACGCAAGGACTTTTATGGTTGCCACAACCTAATGTGGAAAGGCAAACCTGCACATTGGTAGGCTACGGACAAGTAGCAAACCAGTGCATTACCACGGAGTGGAGAAGTGGCTAACTCACCAGATTTTCATTCTGGCACTCGCAGGTTCAAATCCTGTCTCCGTGACCAACGAGCATTATGCTCTACTCGCTGTGCGAGGCTCTATTTTAGAGTAAACGTTCCCGATAATACGTTGCTTAGCCACCTTTATGGTAAATCGGTGTAAAAAGAGCTATGTGGCAGTTTGGTGAAACGGTATCATATAAGGTTCATACCCTTATGTTCCAAGTTCAACTCTTGGGGCTGCAACCAAATAGAGGGTAGGATTTTAGGATTCTACGAGAGATGAAAACCGCCTCTCCGCTGTACTTGCAGTAGTAGGTATTCGGGACAAGTCCTGCAAAGCCACAAGTTATATTTACTGACATCATCATAATACTTATTTCCTCCTATGGGGAGTTCACCTCCCCTATTAGTAACCAATCATTGCAAAGATATGAAAGGTTGCAACCATAAAAATAAAAGGAGAGAAATAATGCCTGAGTATAATTACATTTGTCCAAATTGTGACAATAAATTTTCTGTAGAGAAAAAGATTAGCGAATATAATCCGCACGAACAATGCCCTATATGCAAAACGGATGCAAACAGGGACATGACAACAAATTATTGTAATGGTAATTACGTTGTTAAATGTACTGGGTTTTATGGAAAGCACTCTACATAAGGAGGAATAAAAATGGCTGGTCGTGGTAGACCTAAAGGCTCAAAGTCAAAAAAAAATACGACAACTGTAAGAAAGACTTGTACTAATTGCAATAGAGAATTACCGTTGAGTAGCTTTTATGTTGCTTCAAATCCTTTTACTTCAAGTGATGGTAAAAGAGTTAATGTTTGTAAGGATTGTATTAAGATATGCTCTACAAACCCAGATGGAACAATAAATGCTGATTCGTTCAAGAATATGCTTATGCTGATTGACCGTCCTTTTGTTCCAAGGATATTAGATATAGCGATAAAAGAATCAGAAAAAACTTGTAGTGATAATGCTGTTAGAACAGATGTAGTTGGATTATATATGAAGAATATATCCAGTTTAATTCCCTATTCTAAAATGACATTTGCCGATGGCGAGAACTACAAGGAAGATAAACCAACTAATTCAAATTCAGTACGTTATTCTGTTGTAGAAAGAACTAATAGAGGAAAAGAAGAAGCGGTCTTTATTAATGAAAATATTGATTTTGACTTAACCGAAGATATTGTTGATAGATTCGGTGAAGGATATACCAAAAGTCAATATGCTAAAATGCAAAAAAAGTATGACAAGCTAAAGCAGAACTATCAGTTAACAACAAATCTTCACGAAGAAGCTCTTGCAACATATGTTAGATTTAAAGTTAGAGAAGAAGAAGCGACAGCAAATGGAGATGTGGAGAGTGCAAACAAATGGAATAAAGCGGCACAGGATGCTGCTGAAAAAGCCAAGCTTACCCCAAAACAATTGACACAGGCTGACTTGCAAGGTGGTATAACTACTATTAGCGAAATATCTAAAGCAGTTGAAGAAGCTGCTGATATTATAGAGATATTACCAAGATTCAAATACGCTCCTAACGATGCACCAGATTTTATAATTTGGTGCTATATTAATTTCTGCCGTAAATTAAAAGGCTTACCAGAAGTTGATTATGAAGAAGTTTATAAATTCTACGACAGAAAGAAAGAGGAATATATTGCACAGTATGGCGACCCATATGGTATCTTTACAGATGATACTTCTGAAAAAAACCGAGAAGCTGTAAAAAAATTTATTCAATTGCCGAAAGACTACAATGTAGGAAGTGATACCGATGGCGAATGATAGAATTAAAGCTCTTGTAGATGATACTCCTTTTGGCAAAAGAATTGAGAATTATTATGATTTAATAAGCTTCTTTCGTTTCTATCCTGATTTAATGTTGGATATGCTTAAACCTCCAAAGGGAGGCATCAATCTTCATCTTGACCAAAGAATTTTTCTCAGGTGTGATTTGAGATTTTTTAGTATGTATGGAGATTTTTCAAGAGGCTATGCCAAAACATATGATGAGGTATTGGACTGCGTTTGTGCTGCAATGTTATATCCCAATATAACTGTTGCTATTTCAGCACAAACAAAAGAAAATGCCGCTGACCTTTTGGCTGCTAAATGGAACGAAATAACAAAACACTATCCGCTTTTGTTAAATGAGATAGAGGACAAGCCTAAATTTTCAAGAGGTATTGCTTATATTAAATTTAAAAATGGTTCTGAGATTGATGCAATTGCTAATGCACAAAGCACAAAGGGACAAAGACGTACTCGATTAAAAATAGAAGAATCTGCATTGCTTAATAATGCGTTGTTCGAGGATGCACTTGCACCTGTTGTTGAAGTTCCTCGTTTGACAGTAGGAAAACTTGGTATACCTGACCCTTGCGAACTTAATCAACAAATTCATTTCTTTACAACTGCTGGATTCAAAGGTAGTGACGAATATCTTAGATTGGTAAGTATGGTTGATGAAATGGAACAACTCAAAGGAAAAATTGTTCTTGGTTCTAATTGGATGTTGCCTTGTTGGTATGGTCGTGGTTCAAGTAAGAGCCAGATACTTAATAAGAAAAAGAATATGTCATTGGTAGCTTTCGCACAGAACTATGAGCAAGAATGGGTTGGAGCTTCTGAGGGGGCATTGGTAAATATTAATAAATTGCTTAATTGTAGAGTTCTATTAAAACCAGTAAAGGTCGCAGATGATGACGAAATCTTTATGGGTGTCGATGTTGCACGAAGCCAAAAGACTTCTAACAATCAATCTTCAATTGTAGTTGGCAAGGTAATAAGAAATTCTGATGCTTCAAGAATAATTGCAGTTGAGATAGTGGATATTGTTAATGTGCCAAATATATATAATTTTACCAAGCAAGCAATAAAAGTAAAACAAGTCCAGAAACAGTACAATGCAAAAATAGTTGTTTGCGATGGTAACGGTTTGGGTGCTGGATTAATTGATGCTTTACTAACTGAAACTATTGACCCAGTCACGGGCGAAAGTTTAGGGTGCTGGGACACAATTAATGATAATAATGAACCTGAGATTCCAAATTCGCCTAAGATACTATATAACCTTAAAGCACAGTCATGTCAAAATGAAATAGTTACTACTTTTATTGATTATGTTGAAAGTGGCAAATTAAAACTATTGGAAAGAAAAATAGATACAGAGTTTACTGAAAGCGAATGGGACGATTCTGAAAATTTAATTAGACCTTATATTGAAACGGATGCTTTCATTGAAGAAGCTGCAAATCTAAAAATGAAGCATCTGTCTAATGGTGGAATAACAATTGAAAGAGTTGCAAGAAAGGTTGATAAGGATAGGGTGTCTGCTTTAATATATATGCTTTGGTATATTGACAAATTTGCTAAAGACTTATCAATTGATGAAGAATATGCAAGCTCTGTATTTGTAAACTAAAAGAAAGGAGGGGGCAAATGGCAAAAATACATAAACTAACCAAACATAAAGATATGTCAAATTACGAAGTGAATAGTTATTGGTTTAGAAGTGATGTTACTACCAATAACTATATTAACATTTTGTGCGATTATCATATTGAACAGCTCATTAAAATGATTCAAGAACCAATGCTTGATTCAAATAATCAGCAGTTAAGAACAATTTCAAGAAGATTGTATTCAAGTGATGGTATTACAAGAAATACTCTCGATTACATATCAGCACTTCCTTCTTTAGATTATATAATTACAAGCTATGTAAATGACAACAAATCGAAGGTTAATAAAGAAATTGTACGTTATGTGATGCGAAAAATAAAACACAAACAATTTATACGAGATGCAATTCTCAAAGGTTGTATTGATGGTATTGCTATTTATTACCTTGATACAACTGAAACAAAGGTTGATAATCAAAAGTTTATTAGCAAATTCAAGGCACAATCTATAAGTGAGGTAAATGCACTAAAACCAAAACTGGCAAAGATTAACGCTGCTATAAAATCGCTGCCAATAGATTATTGTCGTATAACAGGAACAAGAAACAATTCTTATGTTGTAGCATTTGATTTAAGTTATTTTGAAAGCGGAACAGAATCGCCACAGGACAAGTTGAGAAAATATCCTGCTGAGTTCACGGTAGCTTACAATAAGTGGATAAATGACAAGAGCAATAATCAGATGTATGTTTTAGATAATACCAAAACTATTGTTCACAAGGTTTCTTCTAACTTGGACGAGCCTTGGGGTAGACCCTTAGTTCTTGCCGCTATTCAAGATATTCTTTACTCTGATTATTTTAGAAACACAAAAAGGAATTTGCTTGATAATGTTAATAATAAAATCATATATCAAACATTCCCAGAGGGAAAGACTGCTGGTACTTCTGCATTAAGCAAACAACAGCAAAAAGAACAACACGATGCTGTCAAAGGTGCGGTTCAGAATAAGCAAGGAGTTAATGGCACTACGTTCTTTTCTGTTGCAGCAGGAACAAAGATAGGTAGCATAGATGTTAAGACTGATTTGTTCGATAATGATTATGAATCAAATCTTGACACTAAGGTTGGTACTGATTTAGGATTTGCCGCTTCGCTTCTTAATGCAAGTGGTACGACTTCATTTAGTTCTCAGCAAACGAACCTTGAACTTGTAACATCTCAAATATTTGAATGGATTGAAAGTATTGTAGCAGAGCTAAATAAGGTTATTAATTACAACATACTTGGTTTGTCATATATAGATGTAGAAGTTAATTATCTTCCTATAACGCACTTGAATAGAGATAAGTATTTTGAAACTGCAAAAGATTTGTTTACAATAGGCAGAGGTTCACTTGCTTATCTTGCAAACTGTGCTGGTCTATCCAAAGAAGTTTATTTTGCTATGCTTGATGAACAACTTGAAGAAGGTGTTTTGGACAAGTACCCTGTTAATGCTACGTCATTTAATACATCTGGTAACAACAGCGATGTTGACAATCAGAACAAGGATAGTCAGAACAAGGGCGGTAGACCAACTAATAATAATCCCACAAATGAGAATACCATTAGAAGCAAAACTAACAACTCAAACAAACAGCCCAAACCTAATAGTTGAGATAGACCACTCATATAGTGGTTCTTTTTATTTTTAGGGGAAAGGTGGTGAATAAATGAACACAGTGATTGAAATGGGTAGCAAAAGAACCAAGGGCGGTAGAAGATATATTAAGATGGCACTTCATTCTATTCATGAAAATGCAGAAGATGTTCAAGATAATGGACTTCATTGGGAAAAGAAATATGTTTTAAATAATATTTCTACCGCTGTTAATATGCCAATATGTGTAGAGTTTGCAGATGAAGATAAAACAATTCCACTTGGACACGGCTATACAGATGAAATTGAAGATGAAAATGGAAATCCTATTCCTATCTTCCGAAATTCAGAAGTAGTTGGAACAATTGAAAAGGCACAGATTGAAACAGTAAATGTTGATGGTGTAGATAGTGAATGTCTTGTAGGAGAAGGGTATTTGTTTGACCAACGTTATCCTAATTTTGTTAAATGGCTCAAAGAAAGTATAAAAACCAATACAGTCAAATCATCTATTGAGCTTATGGGTACAGAAGAAAATAATAATCAGATTGTTTACGATGGTGAAGTCACAGAAGAACATCGAACGCCTATGGTTTATTCCTATTCGGGAACGGCTATTTTAAGTGTAAAAGAGGCTGACAAAAATGCAATTGTATTAGAAGCAGCTTCTTTAAATACAAGCAATAATAAAGAAAGTGAGGTTTATAAAATGGATAAAGAGACACTTGCTATGATTACTGATTCCGTAAAGGTTGCAGTATCAGAAACAAATTCTAAAAATTCAGAATATGAAGCTAAGATTTCAGAACTTAACCAGACTATCGCAGATAAGGATGCAAAGATTGCAGAGCTTAATGCTTCTGTCGAGGAGGTTCAGTCAGCTCTTAATGCAGTTAGAGCTGAGATTGAGCAGAAGTCAAATGAACTCGATGCTGCTTGGGAGGAAAAGAGAGCATTAGAAGTTGCACTTGGCGAAGCAAAGGCAAAGGAGAGACTTGGCGAACTTAATTCTGCTATTGCAGGATTCACAGAGGAACAGAAGGGATATGCAAAGGACGAGATTGAAAAGTTTAATGCTGACCCCGTAAATGTTGAAATCAATACTGTAATTGATGCCATCTATCGTGGTATTGGTAAGCAGTCCATTGAAAAGAAGGACGAGCCTGTTGTAGAGATTAATTCTGCTACTGATATTTATGGCGAAGTATTTCAGCCTAAGTCTACAATTGGCAAAACAGAAGAAGGTTCTATTTATTAATTAAAAGAAAGGAAGGTTTTATTATGGTAAAGGTACATACTATGAAGATGATTGAACATTTTGGTGATAGCTACCCTAATGTTACAGCACACGCAGATATGATTAATGGTGCTCTTGTTGGTCTTACATATACAGGTGCTTCAAAGGTAACTAAAGCTCCCGCAACTGGCGAGAAGCTTTATATTGTTATGAATACTCAGGAGGGCGATAATGTATACGCTCTCACATATCCCATCCCACAGGGAGAGTATGTAAATCTCTTTGACCTTGCTGATTGGGTAGGTATGGAACTTGACGTTTCCAAGGAGAATATTACTGGTACATTTGCAAACATCGCTGTTGGCGATACTCTTACATTTGATGCTACAACCTTTAAGTTCAAGGAGGACACCGCAACTGCTGGTGATGTTTGCTTTAAGGTAACAGCACTTACAACAACTGGTGTAAGAGTTCTTGTACAGATTGCTGCGTAATTTTAAATAGAAAGGAAGGTAAAATAATATGAGAACATATGAGATTAATGAAATGAATGGTTGCCGTAAGGACACTATTCACAACGAACTTAATTCTAAGTCGCCTGTTGTGGCTACATATTCTGCTCTTGTGAAAGGAGAGTCAGTTGATGGTATCAAGGATAGCAAGGGTATTGCAGTTGGTGATGCTTGTGTAAATCATATCAAGGAGCTTAATGCTCGTGCCGAGTCTGGCGACCTTACAGCTATCTCCGAGCTTAATGCTATTAGAGCTTTTGTTGTAAACCCTGATGTTCTTGAAAGTATCAAGCTCTTTGGTTTCTTTGGAGGTTACGAGCAGCTTGGTCAGGATGAAACTGTTGAGCGTAAGATAATCAAGCAGAGTGTTAATACAAGAGGACAGGCTCTTAATGGCGATGTTCCTTTCAGCTTCAATTATGCTGATAAGTACACTGTGCCTACAACTTCTCTTGCCGCTGGTTATGAAGTAGATTATCGTAAGGCACAGTTTGGTGATATGTCTGCCGAGAATATTCTTATTGAGAATATTAAGACAGATATGCTTAATAAGGCTGCTGCTTACGCATTTGACACAGTTATATCTGCTATCACTAATGCAGATATAAAGAACTTCGCTTCTGGCGTAACAAGAACAAATGTACAGGGTGTTCTTAATAAGTCTCGTCCTTTTGGTAAGGTAAGCCTCCTTGGTGATACATCTGCTGTTATTAAACTCAACGACATTGCTACATATTCTGATGGTCAGGCTACTCCTTATCTTAATATTTCTCAGGAGGCTATGGAGGAAATTAGAAAGAACGCATATATTTCTTCTATTATGGGTGCTTCTGTTGTAGGTCTTGATAACGCATATGACCTCAGTAAGCTTAATGCTGCTGGTACTTGGTTTGAGAAGCTTGTATCTGATAGATATATCTTTGCTGTTCCTACAGGTATTAATTCTCCTATTCAGCTCTGGACTCGTGGCGGTCTTACTTCTATGACTGGCACAGATGTAACAACTGGTAAGCTCCTTACAAGATATGACCTTGAAGTTGCCGCTGATGTTGCAAAGGGCGAGGAATACAAGATTGGCATTATTGATACAACAAACTAATATCTAAAAGTGTAATTTATGGGGCGATTAATTTCGCCCCATTAATTTAAAGGAGGAACTAATAAATGTCGCTTAATATGAGTGAAAACATTAAGATTAAAAATATTACCAGCTTTCCTGTTGGGTTTAGAAGGATTAATGGACAGGGAGAAATCAACCTCCCTCCGTCAACTACAATTCTTTGTGATAGAGCAGAAGTGATTTCTCAGGTTCAGTCTGGTAACATTCAGTTCTGTGGAGAAAATTATAATGCTTCACATCCATATATCTACATAGATGATAAAGAAACAAGAATTTATGTTGGTCTTGAAACAGAAGAACAGCCTCAGTCTATTATTAGTGAAGATAAAATAAAGGCTGCGTTTGCTTGCAAAACAAACAAGGCATTTGAACAGGCAATTTCAGAGCTTGCTGTAACCTTTTCTGAAAAGAAACTTCTTGTTGAGTCTATTAAAAAGCTTGAAATCAACGATTATAAGAAAATTAAATTTGTTGAAAAGTATACTGGAATGGCAATTAACGATAGCGAAGATTAAGGTGGTGATTTGCGTTGGGTGACGTAACGACAAAAGCTGATGTTATCCAAAAATTTCGTTCTCTCCCAATGGCAAAACAGGTCTTGCCAGAGGGTTTAGAGGACGAATGGTTTGACTCTGCTTTGGGTCAATATGAACTTGACATTGATAAACTTGGCTATGATGTAGACAGTTCTAAGTTTGCTTCAAAGCTCGAACCCTTTGTTGTGTATACATTAGGACTTCTTATGTATCAAGAGTATCTTACGAGAGAGTTGTCAAAAGCAGAAAAGATAAATGGATTTCGAGGTAAGGATATTCAATTAACTGGTAGCGATGCTTCTAAAAATGTAACTTACAAGGATTTGGTATTACAGCAGCAACGAGTTCAAGAGTTCCTTCATAAGCAGAAAACTCATGCATTTAATAATTGATTGGGGTGATTAATATGGATTCTCAGAATTGGTATCTTATTAATCCACAACCAACAATTAATAATGGCTTAGAAAATGAAGAATGGGACAATTGGGTTAGTGATAGTTTTGACGAAGCCTTAACCGAAACTCGGCTTGGAGAAGAAGTTATATTTTGTAGGGGTCAGTTTAATGGTGAAACAGGATTGTTTGAAACAGAATTTGAAACACAAGCTGTTGTGCAGAACAAAACTTTTGACGCTTATACACAGGGTTGGAAAAGACAATTATTAACACGAATTAGTGATATGGTGGCTGACTATAAGTATATCAAAATTAAGGACACCAAAAATAATTGGCAAATATATGTCATTATGGCAATGCCTGATAATAATGGCATATATACAAAAGTTGTAGCTCACGAATGTAATTATACATTAAAATGGCAAGATACTGAAACTGGAATAATATATTACTATCCATCTTATACTGCGGATGCCACTCAGTATAATACTGGTGTTGAATCAGCAAGAGAAAGGATTCAGACTGGATATATTCAGCTAATGAGTTGGTTGTCACTTGATGATATAACCGTTGAATTACAACGTGACAAAAGAATGTTTATAGATTTCTCAAAGAAACATCCAGACGTATATATAATTACGTCAATGTCTAAAGTACCTTATTCGTACAATGAAATGCGAATCATGCGTATTACATTTACAGAACATGAATTTAATCCTCAGACCGATAGAATTGATTTAATGCTATGTGATTATATTGAAAATATACCACAGCCAACAAGTCCAATTGAAATATCATATGTTGGTAAACCCGAAATTAGAATAGGTAGAACTAAAACATTTACTGTTGATACAGAAGATAGTATAACATTTAGCTTATTGGTTTCAGAACAATGCCAAGATTATATTGAACTGATGGTAGTTGACAGTAAAACTTGCAAGATTAGTGTTAAGAGCAATGTTAATATCGTTGGCAGTAATTTTAAGCTTGTCGCCAACAATGGAAGTCAATCAAGTGAACTTCTAATAAGTGTGAAAGGTGGAATTTAATTATGGCTAACGACTCAATTATCACTACATTAAAAAATAAGTTAATAGAACAGATTCAAAACGACAAGCAGATTATAAACGCATTAGCGATTAATAAAGACGAAGATGAAGAAGATTTGTCTTATGTTAGACTATTCCCCTATTATTTTATTGAGCCTACCCAAGAAGAAGCTAAAACATATATATTTATTGAAGGTGCTATCAAAGCGGTGTGTGACAGATTTAATGCATATAAGAATGAAGTTGTTTATGATGTATGCGAGATGTATATGTATGTAGTTTCACATCAATCAGTAATACGTATGGAAACTGCTGGACATTCTGCTGTTCGTACAGACCATATAACAGAGCTTCTTAGTCAAAAATTCAATGGTAAATATATAGCTGGAATTGGTACAATACAAAGAATAACAGATTTACCAGTGAATTTGAGTGATGTATACCGTTGTCGTGAAGTAAAGTTTGAGATTCTGGATTTCAATAAGGAGATGTGTGATAGTGATTGAAAACTTACATACATTAAGGGGAAGGGATTGTGAAATTGCCAAAGGTATTATTTTACGTCAGCCCAAACTTAGTGAAATCGAAGAATTAGGTGAAGAAAAATATTCTGGAATGTTAGCGATTTTAGTTAGTTCTCCTTTTGATATGATAGCTGAATTGGACAAGCTTAATATTGACTTTACTAAAATTACATCTTTTCAATTGTTTTGTGTCTTTTATAAATTATTAGATGTTAAAGAAACGAAGCTATTATTTGGTGATTTAGATTTTTCAAAATTTAGGTTAATAGAGAATAATGGCAAGTTTGAGCTTAGATTTTATGATACTGTCATAAATGAGAAAATATACAAAGAAATAGTAGATGGCGTTCGTATAATAAATGCACTTTCTCCACCGCAGTATACACGAGTTGCTAATGAATATACGAAGCAAAAAATGATTGAACTTGCATATTCAGAAATGGAACTCGCCAAAAGAAGAAAGCCCAAGTCAATACTTAAAACTCTTGTTTCAAGGGCGACTAATCATCCTTATTTTAAATACAAATTAGATGAAGTATGGGATATGAGTGTCTATGCATTTTATGATGCTCTTAAAAGTATTAATATAATTGAAAATTCAAACCATTTAAGTATTGGTGCGTACTCAGGAAATATTGATACGAGTAAAATAAATAAAAAAGAATTTAATTGGCTTAGAGAAGCCTAAAGAAAGGAAGGTAATAATATGGCAATTACAACTTCTCAGCTTATTGTTGATAAGGTTATTAGAGTTACGGGTCGTGACATCGTAACCGCAGAACCGCTTTTTATTACAGGACAGGTTAACGACCCTTCTCTCCAGTGCGATGCACAGGAAGTAATTAAGAATGATGCAGAGGGTACTCCTATTGCTAAATGGATGAACGCAAAGACAGCTTCGTTCAGTGGTGCAGAGACTTTCTGGAATCTTGACCTTTTCTCTCAGCAGCTTAACGGAGAGGAAAAGACAATTGGTACAACTGGAAATGGTGTAATCGTACCTCTTACCGAGGAAAAGAAGTATGTTGCTGGTGATACTTTTACCGAGTATACACTTAAACATTCTGCTGCCAATAAGGGTACAACTGCAAATCCTGAGTACAGAATTACTGTATGTACACTTGGTAAGGACGGTGCAAGAAATAAGACATTCAAACTTGGTGCAGAGGCAGCAGCAGGAGTATTTACATATACATCAGCTACTCATAAGATTACTTTTGCAGAGGGAGATATTGTAGAGGGAGACAAGCTTTTTGTACAGTATGATTATAACTCTGAGGATTGTGTGGCAATCTTCGATTCTGCTGACAAGTTCCCTAAGAACATGGAAATGGTAGTTGAAATTCTTTGTCACCCTATTTGTGATACAAATATGGCTATTGCTGGTTACGCCATATTCCCCAAAGCACAGCTTTCCGCTTCTGTTACAGATAATTTTGGTAGAACTGATACATTCCCATTCTCATTCTCTGCACAGCAGGATTATTGCGATGGTAATAAGCAGCTCTTTAGAATCGTATTTCCTACACTTCCTACTGTTTAATTGACGGGGTGGTTTGATTGAAACGTAAATGTTGGATTTGTGGTAATGAATATGATTTTTGTGTTCCTTGTCATGAACGTGGTAGTTGGAAGGCGGTGGCGTGTTCACATGGACATTACCAAATTCTTACTATTATAAGAGAGTATCGTGAGGGAATCATTAACGCAAAAGAAGCAACAATGATGTTTGCAAATATAGGAATAACGGCAGATACAGAACTTGATTGTTTAAGTGAAGTCACATCAAGAATTAAAAGTATTATAGCCGAAGGAACACCTAAAAGAGTTGTAAAAAAGAAGTCAGAAGAAATTTCTGAGGAAGAATAATATGAAAGAGGGGTAAGTTAATTACGATTGGCTTATCCCTCTTTTTTTTAAAGGAGGAGTGTGACAATGATTATAATTTCGGTTGACCAAGCTACGATAAACACAGCCCTATCAGTTTGGGTTGATGGTAAACTCACAACCTATGAAAAAATAACTGCTGATAAAACAATTAAAGATTACAGGCGTTCTTTACAAATGGTTGACCTAATTATGGAAAGAGTTAATAAATACAAACCTGATATGGTTATTTTAGAGGACGCTTATTCAAGCGGAAATATTAAAACATTTGGTATGTTATCTTGCTTGCGTGGCATGACTATGGAAAGATTTACCGAAGAAGGTTTTCAGTTTGATATTGTAGCTCCTGTTACTTGGAAATCTTTTGCTAAGATAAAAGGTAAGCGACCAGAGCAAAAAAAGCAAAGCATAGCATTGGCTGAAAAAATATTTGGTATTGACTTAAAAATTAATGACAATAAAAAAGATGATGACATAGCTGACAGTATTAATATAGGCTGTTGGGCTGTGAATAAATACGAAGGTATCAATCTTTATAAATAAAAAGGAGAATTATAATGGCTAATATTTTTGATATTTTAAAGAGTTCACGAGATAAGGATGTCGAAACTATAAAGATAAACAAAGTGAGTATCGAGGTACAGAATAGTCTTACAGTTGATGATTTCGCTTCTTGTGTATATTCAATTGCTGATAGTTGTTTTAACAAAAAAGGAGAATATAAGCCTGAGTATAGAGAAGTTGCAAAGCGTTGGGCGTATGTAAAGTTCTTTACCAACATTAGTCTTGATGGTATATCAATTGAAGAATTGTTCAAAGCATCTCAGGCAGAGTGGTGGAACGAACTTATGAAGCATATTGCATCAACACAGATTCATTATTATATTGAAAATGCGGTAGATGAAGTAATTCAGAGTAGACTTAGTTCTCGAAAAACTTCGTTTGATGTGTTATGTGATGAACTCGTAAATATGGCAAAGACAGATATGAGTGACCAGTTGAAGAACGCTTCGGATATTCTTAACAAACTTAACAGAGTTGACAAAAGAAAGTTTGTTAAAGCTGTAATTGACAACGCCAAGGGCGGTGAGCCTAATGGCAAGCATTAAAGAACAACTTGCAAGAATAGCTCTCAAAAAAGTAAAGCTGTCCAATGGTGAAACATTAGATGAAACTATGGCACGTTTAGCCAAAAGTTTGTATAACCATATACAGTATTATATTGATAAATGGTATAACACTTACGACCCTATTGTGTATAAAAGAACATATCGTTATCAAGGTGCATTATATGCAGAGGACATAGCTGACATAAGAGTTGTTGGTGACACAATAAGAATTGCTGTTCGCTTTAATGATGAATTGTCTTGGCATACCAGTTTGTCCAAGTGGACATTTACTAATGACTTTAATGAAACTACAAATTATACACCTTGGGCTACGCATGAATCTTATGTTCCTGTATTAATGGAATATGGTTGGACTGCGAGAAAATTAGAAGCACGTTTTTACAAAAGAATAGAAAACTTCACTCACTTCGATGGCATACACGCAATTCAACGTGGTATATGGGATTTTTATAGAGAGCATCCCGATATGTATGGAAAGATTAAAATAAACGATAGATTGATTTTACATAGCTATCGGAAGGATTAAAGAAAGGGGTGATTGAATGGCTGTCAATGATAATATAATAGAACTGATTGCAAAACTCGATGAAGATAAATCAGTTAGGCAAATCGTAGATACAGATATACCTATAATTAGAGACAGAATTAATAATTCAAAGGCTTTGCAAATAAAATGTACTATTGACAAAGATAGCATAAATGAGATTAAGAATCAGCTTAAAGATATTAAAATCAATGTTGGAAACATATCAAATTCTTCAAGTGCCGATGTTATTTCACAATCTCAGGTTAAACAAATAAAAGAATATAATAAAGAAGTTAAAAACGCCACTGAAAATGCTATAGCTCTTAATAAAGCTCGAATGTCAAAAGGCTATTACCCCAAGATTCCTTATACTGGCAATACCGATAAAACATTGGAAGTTGCTAAAAATACCGTTAATACATTTCTTGATGGAACTGGTGATGTTGCTTCAAGAGTTCGTAGAGCCAATGAAGATGCTACTCAGTCGTTACAATCATTTGTGGTTCAAGTAGAAAAAGAAAATGGTGCAATAGAGACTCTTACTTATAGTTTAAACAAAGAAGCGAGAGTGTATGAGTATCTTGGCAAAACGATTCGTGAGGCTACCAACGCTACAACCTTTAGGCACGAAGGTGTTGACGTTCAAAAAGAGAAACGTTTTTCAGATTTAGAAAAAATTATTAGTCAGTTAAAAACTGCTGAATTATATTCTACGACATTTGCTAACAGAATAAACGAACTAAAAACTGAATTGGCATCTGTAAATGATACCAATGGTATGAATAAATTTCTTGATAAGTTATCTGTTTTAAATTCTGATATATCTGCTATAAAAGCCGAAAATCAATATATGAAATCAAAAATTCGTGATGAAGAACGAATAGTTGATTTAGCAAAGCAAGAAAAAGAGATACGAGAATCTGCACAACATAAATATTGGCAAGGACAATTTGATGAAAGAATAAAAGCAATGACTGCTGAAAATCAAGTTCTTAAAGATATGAAGAAATACTATGAGGAACTTGATAGAATAACGAGAAATTTTAATTCTACAAAAACAAGTTTAAACGATAGAATTAGTACAAATATAAGTGGTCTTAGCTCTAAAACCACAAATATAACGTTCCGCAAAAATGCTAACAATATTGATGTACAGAACCAAATAGCTGAGATTCAGTCTTTAATTAGCGAGTATCAAAAGCTATCTTCCGAGTTGCAAACAGCAACTACGCCAGAAGCATTAGTTGCTATTCAAAACGAATTAGATAACTTGAAGCCAAAATTAAATACTGTTAACGATTCTACAAAACGGTTAATTGCATCCTTGAATGACAATGCAGCTCAAACAAAACTTGCTAACGGCATTAAGGGGCTGAGTGCATCCATGAACTCCTATGCACAACAGAATAAAAAAGTAATTAACTCTAATAAGCTAATGTCTGATGGTGTCACAACATTTGCTCAAAAATGGCAGGAACTTATTACAAGACTCAAATCGGAGAATTTGGATGAAAACGGACTTAAAGAGATTAATCAAGAGTTTGTTGTGCTAAAGAAAGAAGCTACTGCTGCTAATTTAACCATGAGTGCTTTCTTTAGAGATATGAGAACTCAGCTTAGTCAAGTCATTATGCAATGGATTTCTTTGCAAGGAGCTATTCGTACTATAAGGTCATTGATGAATGAAGTAGTTAATCTTGACAATGCAATGGTAGAATTGCGGAAAGTTACAGAGGCAAGTGATGAGGAATTTGAAGCATTTCAGAAGTCCGCTGCTTCAACCGCAAAAACATTAGGTGCAAGTGTTAGTGATGTCATTAATGCTACAAGTGTATTTAGTAGAGCTGGATTTAGCTTACCAGATGCCGAAGAACTTGGTAGGGTTGCAACGCTATACAAAAATGTTGGTGACGGGATAACTATAGATAGTGCTGCTGAATCTATTATCAGTATTATGAAAGCGTTTAATTTAGAAGCTAAAGATTCAGAGCGTATTATAGACCGTATCAACAAGGTAAGTAATACGTTTGCTGTAGATTCTGGTGGACTTGGAGAGGCATTAAAACGAGTTTCATCAGCAATGGCAAGTGCTAATAATACACTTGACCAAACAATTGCGTTAACTACCGTTGCTAATGAAATTGTTCAAGACCCCGTTGCAGTTGCACAAGCATGGCGTACCGTTTCAATGAGAATTAGAGCTGCGAAAGCAGAACTCGAAGATGCTGGCGAAGATACCGAAGGAATGGTAGAATCAACTGCAAAGCTCCAAGCAATGATAAAAAGCATGACTGGTGTAGACATCATGGTAGATAAAGATACATTCAAATCTACCTATGATATAATCAAAGAACTTGGTGCGGTATGGGGCAACCTTAAAGATATTGAGCAAGCACAGATTCTTGAAGCAATTGCAGGAAAGAGACAGGCTAACGTTGTAGCAAGTGCTTTGAGAAATTACGAAAAACTTGACGATGTATTACAGACATCTATCAAATCCGAAGGTTCTGCGATGCAAGAACAGGAGGAGTACTCAAAGTCAATTCAGTACTCACTTGATACTCTGAAAGCTGCATATCAAGAATTTGCAAACACTGTTATTAACAATGAGTCTACAAAAAAAATGTTTGGAGTGGCTCAGAATTTCTTGGAAATTATTACTAAGACAATTGATAAACTTGGTACATTCCCAACTTTAATGGCAGGATTGGGTGCAACTCTTAGTATAACAAAAGGTGTAGGTATATTCGGTGTTGAAGAAAATGCCAAAGAAGCAACAAGACAATTAACAATATTT